GGCGCTAACCTGAGCGGGGCTAACCTGAGCGGCGCTAACCTGTCCAAGGCTTACCTGAGCGGTGCTAACCTGAGCGGGGCTAACCTGTCCGGTGCTGACCTGTCCAAGGCTAACCTGAGCGGCGCTAACCTGAGCGGCGCTAACCTGAGCGGGGCTAACCTGTCCAAGGCTAACCTGAGCGGCGCTAACCTGAGCGGGGCTGACCTGTACGAGGCTAACCTGTCCGGCGCTAACCTGTCCGGCGCTAACCTGTCCGGCGCTAACCTGTCCGGCGCTAACCTGAGCGGGGCTGACTTGACAGGCGCTAACCTGAGCGGGGCTAACCTGAGCGGCGCTAACCTGTCCAAGGCTTACCTGAGCGGTGCTAACCTGAGCGGGGCTAACCTGTCCGGTGCTGACCTGTACGAGGCTAACCTGAGCGGCGCTAACCTGTCCAAGGCTTACCTGAGCGGTGCTGACCTGATCGACGCTGACCTGTACGAGGCTAACCTGTCCGGTGCTGACCTGTCCAAGGCTGACCTGTACGGTGCTGACCTGTACGAGGCTAACCTGAGCGGGGCTAACCTTCCCGAATACAACTTCTTGCCGGAAGGTGAGATCACGGTTTACAAGAAGCTGCGAGATGATCTTATCGCAGAACTTGTCATCGGCGCAGAGGTCCGAAGGACATGCTCTCTTGTCGGCAGGAAATGCCGGGCTGAATCTGCTTTCGTCAAATCTATTATTGATGAGACGGGAGCCCATTATCCTCATGGCTGCTCCATCCACAACAGAACGCTTTACGAGGCAGGAGCTACCGTCGTTCCGGATTTCTATGATGACGACATTCGAGTCGAATGCACCAATGGCATCCACTTCTTCGTAACCCGAGAAGAGGCTGAGGAATATTGATTAAACCCAATGTTTAGTGTTAGCATATCGGTTCGAAAAGAGAACCTCCGGAAATCTCTTTCCGGAGGTTGAGTTTTATCAAGGAAGATGCCACGTTGGTGGCGACGACAAGTATGGAAGATTTAAGGATGAATAGCAAGCCTCTTGCCATAGAATTTTGCAATGCCACTGGGCTAGACGTCCTCCCCCTCAAAAAGAACGAGAAGGTGGCTCTCGGGAAATGGACATTACCTTCTGATACATCGTACACGGATAAGGATGGACGCATTCGCTATGGCATAAGGACAGACTCCCCGAAAGCCTCTCTTACGCAATATGGTGTCTACCTTGGGTCTGAATACCTGGTAATTGACCTTGACATCAAGCACGGCAAACAAGGTATCGACAACTGGGACATCATCAAGGCAACCCTTCCAGAATCTATCACCTTCCCTCCCACTCTGACGGTAAAAACGTGCTCGGGGGGCCGTCATATTTACTACAAAACGCCAATCCCTCTGCGGGGTTGTGTTGACGGGTTTCAAGACATTCTTCGGGACTGGAACGATAACACCTTGGGTGTGGACATCAAGACCGGCCGAGCCTATGTCGTCGGTCCTGGGTCTTGTGTAGATGGGGCTTACTACGAGATTATCGACGATAAGCCTATCGCCGATCTCCCCCTTGAAACAGCAAATTGGTTTCTCCGTGAACTTGGTTCCGTAAACACGGTCGCCGCATGCCCGGAAGAACTATTAGATCAGTTCGGGAAACTCTCGGAAGCCTTGGACCATTGCCCGAACGAATCCCTAAACTATGATGCTTGGATCACAAAGGGCCTGGCGCTTTACGCGGCAACAGCCGGTAGCGACGAGGGGCTTGACCTATGGTCGGAATGGTCTTCTCGGTGCCCAGGGGGCGCCTCCTTCGACGATTGCGCTTCCAAATGGGACACATTTAACCCTACAACGGTCGGTGCCCGTGACATTTACGATGAAGCCAAGCGAAACGGCTTTGAATTCTCAGAGCGAACGGAAGCTATCTTCGCTGATACAGATTTCGAACAGGAACTAGCCGAGTTAGACGCCTCCCTCAATACTTCATTAAAGGAAAAAACCCGCCCCCGTTCAAAGCTCCAGCTAATCGACCCTTTTAATGATATCATCGAGACATCGGTACAGATGATCGATGATATTCTGCCTGCGTTTGATCCGCATGGGGGCACTGTAGGGCTTCTTATCGGCGCTTCACGAGCCGGTAAGTCAACCCTGATTTCGCATTTGGCCGTTTCCCTTGCTACTGGACGACCTTTTCTGAATAAAGAGGTCAACGGAAGATTCGGAACACTTATCCTGGCGGCGGAAGATAACCGAGGCCACTCCCGTCGTGTAGTCGCTACGCAAAAGATGCATTTTGACGGCGATCGGAATCACCCTTGGCCTATCCTGCAATACCCTATGGCGGGTGAACGAAAGCAGGTAAAAGAATTCCTCTCTTGGGCTATGCAGATTGTCACAGAAGCAAAAGAGATTTTGTCGGATATGGGGTTCCCCCTCGGTTTGATCGTGCTCGACACGTTCAGCGCGGGGATGCTTATTCAAGACGAAAATGATAATAAGGAAATGTCAGATATTTCAGCATGCTGGCGCGCTCTATCTTTGCAAGCCGGGTGCGTCGTAATGCCGGTTCACCACACAGGGAAGGCGCAAGGGGCAGGGTCTCGCGGTGCCAGTTCCCTCCCATCTAATGCCGACTTCCACTGGACAGCGGACGCGGATATTAACGAGCGTGATGGTACCGTATCCAACCGCCTGCTTTCATTGACAAAGACCAGAGACGGGGAAACAGGCCCTATCGCACCTTACGATATTGGAGCATGTCTTGTAGGTCATAATGTTGTAACAGGGAAGCCGATCACGGCCGGGTATATCATCGAGACCACCTTTGAAGGTCGCCGTGAGCAAAAGGCTTCCAAGAAAGAGCCGCTAAAGGGCACAAAACAGCTTATCGCCATTATCAACGATATGGTTTCGGAAGGAGAACCTTTGAAACCTGATGCTATCCTTGACACCTTTATGGAAGACGCACCGCCAGATAGGAACGGGCAGAAAAACTATAAGAAATTGTATGGGCGCGCCTTCGCCGAGCTAATGGAACGCGGGCAAATCAGGCTGTGGGATAGCGCCAGGGAAATCACCGCTATCGTGGAAAAAGGGCCCGATCCGAAATCTGGGGTATATGCCTTTTTCGGTGTTTCAGGGGCAATTCATAAAATCGAATTAACAGATAAATGGTGAAGGGTTAAGTGGTGCCGCCAAAACCGGTCGACGGCACCACAGCACCTTAATCAGGGATAAGGGGAGATTTTGCCCGATTTTAATGGCCGGATAATTAGGATTTTAATTTTTAATTATTTTCTATAATTTATTTTTGTTATTTTATTTCAATTTTGTATTTTTTATTAATTTAAATGGAATTTATGGCCTATTTTAGGTAAGAATGGCTTACCTATGGTGCCGTCACCCGGTTTTAGGACGGCACCAAGGGAGGTTCGAAGAGCATTGGGGGTATAGGCAAAAGCTCAAGTTACTGTAGGTTTTAGGAGGTGGTGCCGTCGTGGTGCCGTTTGAAGGGTAGAAAGAGGAGATAGCTAAGTGATTGATTTTGCAAAGGAATTTAAAGTGGTGCCGTGTGGTGCCGTCGTGGTGCCGTCCGGAAAACGGCACCACTTTATAATTTGGGAAGGGGAGTGGTGCCGGGTGCCGTCGGTGCCGTAACCCTATGGTTACGGCACCACGGCACCAAGCACTACCCGGCACTTTAAAAAAGGAACACTATGAGAATGAGACTGCTAGAATTTGAAGGAATTCCGACCTTTCACTTCATTCCGGATAAGGATCAAGTGATCAGGATAAAATGGTATCCACATAAACCCCCCTGCTATTACCTCTTCCTTGGCCATTCCGTCGCGGGACAGAAGACCCACCTATTTTTCGTCCGCATCAAGGCCGGAACCGTATTCCCGATGATCTACGAATCCGTGCTTGCTAAGCAATCGTTTCACAGATTCGACGCCACCAGGGTTCTCCCTGTCCCTGTCGAAGTTATCGACTTCGTCCGGGATTACCTGTCACAGCTCCCGACGCATAATGGCTTCACGCTTCCACCAGGAGGGCGCGCTATTGGGGGAAGCTACCCTGCAATCAGGAAAAAACCCCCAACCGTCCTTAGAGATGAAAAACGGTTTTCTTTTCTTGGGGAATGGATGTTTGCGCATAAAGGGGAGACCATATCCCAGAAGGCATTAGGCCGCGCCTGGACGGCACTTCTAGCCTCCAAGGGTGACAGGCCGGGGGAAGGCTCTACCATGCGTTGGGCGCGCCGCATACGCGAACGGCCCCAAAAGTGGGGCCGTTACAACGTGTTTCTTGAAGGCGAAAAGGGCGCCTATATAATAAGGTGTAGTGAGGTTTTATAGACACTACACGTAATTTTCCAAGATATTCAGCATATCCCAAAGAGACGCAATCACTTCGTCCTTTAATTCGGTATCTCTGTGGGCGACATAGACAGATTTCAGGTAAGAGATAGCTTGTTCGACGGCGTCGAACATTTCACAGATCTCTTTTTTAGTGGGAGCGCTTGAGACATAAAACGGCATTATCTTCCTCCTATATAATAAGGTGCAGTGAAGTCAGTCAGCACCGTTGATCAGAATACGAAGCTGGTTCCCCACTTCGCAGCGAATGACAGCGTAAGCGAGTCTCTCACAAACGTTAGCAAAAGACTCACACCCATCGAAAGGGTTCTCGTATATATCTTCAAGCCAGTACTCCCCTGCGGTCGTAACACAGTTGAAGCAGACAGCCATTGCCTTCGACGTGTAAATGACATGCTCACTTGCGTCGACATAATCGCTGATCATTTCGAACGCTTCGTCATAGTCCGGATCACCGTCCGAACTGTGCATGACATCATCAAGGATGTCATGCGCGAGCGAACGAGCGTACTCTTTCAATTCGTTGTCATTCTGAATCGTATTCATTTCGTATGACCTTTCTTTTAACACGGTTCAAGCATGCCACCCAATAAGGGTGGCACAATTCAACCGTGCAGCCAGCGCAGGAATGCGTCAAGGATAACCTTGCAGGCATAAATCTGGCAGCCGAGCAGGATCATTTCAAGCATGATTCATCCCTTCACAATCATGTCAATTTCATTTTTCAGGTAGCGCACGATGCCAAGTCGCGTACGAAGCCAGCGATGCATGTCCTTGATCGTGGTCCGCAGGATCGTGTGACCCAAATCGCCATGGGTGACGATCATGGTCGTCTTGTCGTCCCGTACTCGCGTTTCGACGTGGTACGGGACGCCGCGATAGCTGAATTGCATTGTAGCCTCCCAGTGTGATAACTCATTGCGCGTCACGGTGATTAGCCGTGACGCGGTATCAGTTATCATAAAGTTTCATTTATCCTTACGCCATTCAACACCGAAGCCTCTGGGGTCCGACATATATAAGTGTGCAGTTGTACGATGTCGAGGCATCATATCATCGTAAAACATAACGCGAATAGAGGTAAGAATGTCCACTCCACCAAACCGAAGCCACGCTTCCCCTGCATTGATTAATGCGCGGCGAAATGCTTCGTTTCTGGTTCGCCCCTTTCCGATGCGCGGCGTCCCCTCACGTTGATTGTATAGCGTGACAAGGTAAGTCATTGTAGCCTCCTGTGTTCGTGGCCCCATCATAGCGCACCAGGTCATGCGGTCAACAAGAAAGATGGTAAATGAAAAGTTAATATGTTGGTAAGGGATCAAGGGCATGCGTGTGCAGTGTATAGAGTGTGACCCTTGGGGAAGTGTTGCGGGGATGTAGCGGAGCAAGAGGATGTGAGAGGGTGGCAGGGTTGGAGGGGATATGGGGATAACGGGAGAGGGATTTCCGGGGGGCGACGGTCGGCCGACAGGCCGGGCGGCGGTACCGGGGGCCCCCTAGCTGCAAAATTCATGGTTCCATATCATCTCAGTCCGGTCCTGAAGAGGACACGTTATTACTTATAAAATTTTCACTTAAAATATACAAACCAAACTAGATACATAACATATTCACACCTCATGTTAAAAAATTCCAAACTTTTTAACGTTTTCACACCAAACCCATGAATAGTTATCAAATTTTTAGCCCAATTATCTTTTTAACCACCCACCTCCTGTTTCTGTACACCTTTTTTCTAAAAATCACGGTTCCATACAATCTCCGTGTATGTTACTATTCCCTATGGACAACAGGAGGACTTATTTTGCCACTGACAGTAAAGCATACGGACGAAGAAGGGTACGATCGAATCTTGATGGCGACAGAAGTTTGCTTTGACAAGAATAGAAATGCTGTTAAGGTGTTTCTGTACGACGAGGGTAGCTATGACTCGGAAGAATTCTTCGGTGGTACAGTATACGTGATGAACCAGCAAGGGACGACAGTCCAGATTTATAGAATGGGGAAGAAGTAAATGCCGACTGTTACTAAGGTATACACTTTAACAGCACCAACACGCCGCTTTACTTTGCCTGTGCTTGTGAGGACTTAATATGCGAGAAATTAGAACGGAACGAGATTACAAGCGTGCCCTGAAAACCATCGCTGATTTATGGAAGTCGCATGAACCAGATGCTATGGATCAGGTAGAAGACTTGATGGAGATGGTCGAAGAGTACGAGCTTTCTGTAGACAGAGTTTGCAAGGATGACGACGAAGATCGTGAATGGTAAGAAGCAGAAGCTACCTGCTACTTCATCTAATGTGTTCGCTGTGTGGTGCTCCATGGAGGCTACACAGCGGACAAAATCCGGCCTCCTGAAACTGCTTGATGAACGTTATGAGCATGACGTTACAGAATATGATCTCAAACGCTGGATGTCCAAGAGCGACTGGAAGTTACGAGCAGAAGAGCACGATAATAAGACGTTGAATGCAGTAGCTGAGGCAGTTAGTAAGGAGAAGCAGTATATTATCAAGCCAATGCTCGAACAAATGCTTAGCATCGAGAGTCTTGGATGGGCTAAAATGGTTCGAGCGGTTGAAGAAATGCCGCAGACGCTTCTCAGCAATGACATAAAGTCGTTCAAGGGGTTTGCCGACACTGTAATGAACATTTCCAAGATGCGCATTGTTCAGGAAGGCGGAGTAAGCGATAGGGTCGGGCATGAGGTTCGTAGAATGTCCGATGACGAGCTTATTGCTGAAATGGAGAAGCTATCTCTTGAGTTGAATGGTGTTGTGGTGCAGGATGATGTCGAAGATGCTGAATACGACGTCTTAAGTGATCTGGAAGAATGGGAGAAGAAGGATGTATAAACCGAGAAACAAGAATAGGTTTTTGCCCGTTTTCAAGAAGAAGAAATATTTCGATAGGATACGAGTGGTGAAGGCTTTTAACGTAAGTGGAAAACCTCCTATTAAGGGAGATAGCTACTATTATAGGGCAAGTAATTTGAAATCACTTATCCCTCCATTTCAGTTGATGTTCATATGAGTTACGTTGGGCAGAACTTCCCTCCATGTGATATTGACGAAGTACAGACATTCAGTCTGGACTTCTCGGCTATTCTTATACCAAATGAAGAAATCATAAGCGCGGTATGGGGGTTGGAGTTAGGAAGAGGTATAGACGCTAATCCAAATGCTCATCTAACAAACCCCGCTGAATTTACGGAGAAGGTCGTATACCAGCAGATTGACTGGAGTGCAGGGCAGAATGCTTATGGAAATGTATACATAGTAAGTTGTACTATTACAACGAGCGAAGGTAACGAGTATATACAGACTTCTTTATGTGAGATGGCTAAAATATATACTGCTCCATTATCGCCCGTATCGCTGGCGGAGAGAATTCGATATAAATTTCAGTTCGCGTCTGCCCCATACAGAAACATAAGCAATATAACTGTTAGTACAGATTATACTAATACTCCTCCTGGGTTTATTAGCGAGACCGACTTTGTAGATGATGAAGCAAGTTTTGTTATCTGGTGGCCTTATTGGGTAGAAGAGATAACAATAATTATTATTGTCGTTGTATATGATAACGGAGACGTGGAGCGGATAATCGCTCCTATAGAGGTTATCCAGCCAGAAGGCATAGAAGCCCCTAATGTAAGTGATGTGTGTGCTAACGTTTATGAAGTAGCACCCTGGGATAAGGTAAACATACCTTGAGCTTTGTTGGTCAAGATTTTCCATGCTGTGATATGGGAGAGGTCAAAAAATTCAGTTTTGACTTCCAATCTGCTTTGGTTGTTGGAGAAGAGATTACATCTGTAGTCTTTAATCTATATCTACGAGAAGGTACGGACGAGAATATCAATTCCCATATCCTAGTAGAGCCAACTATTAACTCTGCTATTGTATCGCAAGTGATTGATTGGTCTGGATGTATATATGGAAATGTGTATACGATTGATGCTGTAGTTACAACATCAGCAGGGAATACTTATCAGGCAGATGCTTTGGTGGAGATCGCACCTGTATATTTTCCTCCTATTGAACAGGCTTTTAGTGGAGAGAGGATAAAATATAGGTTTTCGTTTGCTGGAGCTTTATCTGGGTGTATTACGTCTGTTACCGTTACAAGCAGCTTGTTTACCCAGATAGAAGTTGAAAGCGGTGTAAGCTGCGCAACTGCTGTTGAAGGGGAAATTGACTGGAGTAATGTAAACCCGGATGAAGAGACAAAAATCATTGTAGAATGTGATGATGGTACCACTACTATCATCACGATCGTTATTATTGTAGTAACTGTAACAGAAGAACCATCACCTGATATCTGCGAAGGCACTTACGATCTTGCACCTTGGGATGGTAATGCTGAATTTGTCTGGAAGTGCATTGGGTTTTATCAGGTAAGAGCAGCGGAATATCAGTCTTTCCAACCACCATGGCTTGATGTAGGAAATGCTTGGTTCAAGACGGTGGATAATCTAAGTGGGTCACCAAGCGAAGATGCCATGTTGAATGCTATCGAGCTATGTGGGTGTGAACACCAGCTTTACTATCCAGAAGCTCGATTGGAGTACGCCAATAATTCCGTTCAGGTATTTTATGGGGCTTATGGATCTGATGGGTATATGCCAGACCCGATAGCTCCGATTGTCTATAGTTCAGCAGATATTTATGACTTGTTGGATCTTGGATATAGTGATGGATATGATACTGATTATTATTCATTTTCTGCTATCCCGGAAGAATGTTTGAATCGTGATCTGGATGTATTCCTGATAAGTGTTGGGTTGTTAACATATAGTGATCCGCCAACAGGATACCCTTCTTCATATCAGTCTAAAGATATATCAAGCGCCAATTCTTATTTTGAGAGATGGTACAGGAACGCTCCAGAAAAAGGCGGAATTGCAATTTTTCAGAAGATCAGATGAATAGACAAGAACTTGAAGAACGTTATATTCGTATGCAGAGGCTCAAGGAAGAGGCGTCTAAGCGTCTTGCAGAGAAATCACTATACGAATTTTATAAGCAGGCGTGGTCACACATGGACCCCGCACCGTTTAGTGGTAATTGGCATCTTGAAGCCATTGCTGAACATTTGGAAGCGGTAAATAGAGGCGAAATAAAACGACTGGTTATCAATGTCCCGCCTCGAAGCTCAAAAACGAAAATATTATCCTATGCTTGGCCTTCCTGGACATGGTTACAGGATAGGGCTCCTCTGTTAGGTCCACAAACAGGTTTTATCTTCACTTCCTATGCGCTTAATCTTTCCTTGGAACATGCTGTCGGACAGAGACGACTTATCAAGTCTCCATGGTATCAAGAAAGATGGGGGGATAGGTTCCATATTCTCGAAGACCAAGACAAACAGATAAAATTCGAGAATGATTTTGGTGGCCACAGAACAACAACCTCAGTAGATGGTACTCTGACAGGGCGTGGCGCTGATATTATCTGCGTCGACGACCCACATAACGTTGTTGATGGGGAGTCACAAGCAACGAGGGAAAACGTTGTGAAGTGGTTCCGGGAAGCTCTTCCTTCTCGTCTGAATGATCAGAAGGAAGGTGCTATCGTTGTCGTCATGCAGCGTGTCCATGAGGAGGATGTATCTGGTGCCGCCCTTGAAATGGGGTACGAGCATCTGATGATTCCTATGGAGTTCGATGAAACTCGTAAATGTGTGACATCAATTGGTTGGGAAGATCCACGTCAAGAAGACGGGGAACTTTTATGGCCCGATAGGTTTCCTGCTCCTGCCGTAGATAGACTCCGTAAAGCTCTTGATGAATACGCTTATGCTGGCCAGTACCAACAGGCACCAACTCCACGAGGTGGTGGTATCATTAAACGGGATTGGTGGCAATACTGGGGCGACGATCTTCCACCAGGAGTGAAAGCAAAATATCCAAAATTCTCTTATCTGGTGGCGTCACTAGACCCTGCTTATACCGAGAAGCAGGAAAATGACTACAGTGCTTTCTCTATATGGGGTGTGTTCCATGAAGAGAAGAGGCACGTTGGTTATAATACAATGGTCTCCGAGCCTAGAGTCATGCTAGCTTGGGCGTGGAGAATGAGGGCGCCATTACACGAACTTGTTAAAAGAGTCCACCAAGACTGCGAAAAATTCAATGTTCATACATTACTTGTAGAGGCTAAAGCTAGCGGAATTAGCGTACAGCAAGAACTAAGAAGGATGTTCTCTTCTACTAATTACGGTATACAGATGGTAAATCCGAAAGGGGATAAGGTTGCTCGGGTAAATGCTATCTCTCATTTCTTTTACGATAAGCTGGTTTACGCTCCAGATAAGGGATGGGCGCAGCAAGTCATCGATCAAGTTAGCACGTTTCCAAAAGGAAGTCATGATGATGACGTAGATGCCATGTCGCAAGCACTTTTACATTTAAGGCAATCAGGTCTTTTAGTTCGTAAAGAAGAGGCTTATAATGATCTCGACGAAGAAGCGCGAAGACCAATTCGTCGTGGCGCTCTATACCCATGTTAGGCTATGACTTATGGACCCATTCACTATTCCTGCTGAACCTTTGACGGAAGAACTTCCAGTTTCTGATGTTGCTATCGATGTCATTGAAGCTGACGATTCCGAAGGCGAGATTGAGGTTGAGAACGAAGATGGATCAGTGACAATCCTATTCGGTGAGGAAGAGGACGAAGGAGATCCAGATGAGCATGAGGCTAATCTTGCTCTTCATATCCCTGATAGTACGCTGATAGGACTTGCGGAAGAGCTTCTTGAATATATCCAGGACGATGATGACTCCAGACAGGAATGGCTGAAAACACAGGCACGGGGATTGGAGATGCTTGGGCTTCGGCTGGAAGACCCAAGAGGAGATTCCGGCAGCGGGTCTGCCCCATTAGAGGGGATGTCCACCGTAAGACACCCACTGCTTCTGGAAGCCGTTCTTCGGTTTCAGGCTAATGCGAGAGGGGAACTACTCCCAGCTAGTGGCCCAGTAAAAGTCAGGAATGATGGTATTGGAAATAATACTCAGGATCGTATGGCAACGGCTCTTGAGAAGTATCTGAATCACTATTTAACGGAAGTCGCTACAGAATACTACCCAGATACAGATAGAATGCTGTTTGATATTGGATTGAAAGGCTGTGCATTCAAAAAGGTCTATAATGATCCAATTTTGAGGCGTCCTGTGTCCCTTACGGTGGAGGCTGAGGACCTGATTGTTAATAATCAGGCCAATTCTATCGCTACCGCGCAGAGAGTTACACACAAAAGCCGTATGAAGCCATCAACAATGCGTCGTATGCAGCTTCTTGGGGCTTATAGAAATGTTCCCTTAGTAGATCCAATTGAAGATTTGAATGAAGTCGAGAAGGCGGAACGGGTAATTGAGGGTATTTCTATCTTTTCTGGAGGTATTGAAGACCGGGAATACACAATTTATGAGTGTTATTGCGAGTTGGACCTCGCCGGATTTGAGCATATGGACGAAGACGGGGGGTTTACGGGTCTTGAATTACCGTATGTGGTGACAATTGAGAAGGATTCGCGTCAAATTCTGGCTATTCGTCGTAATTGGGACGAAGATGATGATATGAAGTTGCCAGAAACACACTTTGTCAAGTATTCCTACGTAGATGCGGTCGGTTTTTACTCAATCGGGTTGCTACATATCCTCGGAAACACGAATCAGGCTCTTACAGCGTCTTGGAGAGAGATGCTTGACGCCGCTATGTTCGCCAATTTCCCAGCTTTTCTTTATACCGAGTCTATGGGAAAGCAGGAAACGAGCGATTTTCGCCTAGCTCCGGGTCAAGGAACAAGACTTCAGACAGGTGGTATGTCTATTGGCGCTGCTGTAATGCCTTTGCCTTATAAAGGACCAGATGCTGCATCTCTAGGCTTCATCCAGAACATTGCAGAGACTGGTCAGCGCCTAGGAAACACGTCAGAAATCACTGTCGGAGAAGGTAGGGCGGACGTTCCGGTAGGAACTACGCTTGCTCTGATCGAACAAAGCTCTAAAGTCATGGATGCTGTCCATAAGCGGCTTCACGCGGCTCAAGCAGCGGAATTCAAGCTTCTGAAAAAGGAATTCCAGAAAGATCCAGAAGCCCTTTGGCGTCATCGCAAGGGGAAAGACGGTCTGGATAGTACAGAGATGCTTTTGCAAGCCCTTGAAGACCACGATCTGGTTCCAGCGGCTGATCCAAATACGCCATCTAACACCCATCGTATCATGAAGGCTACAGCACTTCAGGCTATGGCTTTACAAGCTCCAGAACTTTTTGATCGTAAGAAAGTCGCGACCAGGATTGGAATGGACTTCGGAATTACTGATATTGAATCCCTATATGCGCCGCCTCGTCCGCCACAGCAGCCCCCGGTCGATCCGATTCGGGCTCAGGAAGTTCAACTTAAGGGGCAGAAGCAGTCTCAGGATTATCAACTTGAGTTGGCAGCCCTTGAACAGAAGAAACTGGAACTGGAAATCGAGAAACAGAAGATCGAGGCTGAACTCGCCCTTGATCGCCAGCGTTTGGCTGCTGAAACTATTGGCTGGAAAAATGAAGTTGATGCAAAACTGAAAATAGCGCAAACTAAAGCACAGAATGACGCTCTTCGAGGCGTAGAGAATATTATTCGCAATGCTCGGGGCGGAATGTCTGGCCCTAACAATGGAGTTAAATAATGTCTGAATACATGGGCCAGGGTAAATCCTCCAAATCTTATCTCCTGAAGCAGCTTACCGGCCGAGCTTCTGGCGGTAAAGTTACACCTATTGAAGCTGTGCATAAGCACGAAGATAATATGCACAAAGGTAAGAAGCGAACAGCTTTTGCTACCGGTGGAGCCGTTGAAGACGAGATTGACGGTGTTGGCCCACTGGAACGTCTCGACCGCCCTAAGCGTAAGAAGAAGGGCGGAAAGAGCGATATTACCATCGTGATTGATGTTGGTAAGGATAAGGAGATGAACCCCCCAGCGCCTGTCCCGCCAATGCCGATGCCAGCGCCTTCCCCGGCCCCGATGGGCGGATCTCCGATGGGCGGAGCGCCGATGGCCCCTAAGCCCCCAATGCCTCAGTTAGGTGGTGGTGGTGGTATGCCAATGGCCCGAAAGTCTGGTGGCCGCGTAGCCAAGGCTGATGGTGGTAAGGCGGAGAGTGATAACGCTATGGAGGATAAGGCTTCTGATGGCGCTGCCAAGGCTTACGATATTATGTCCTCGGATGAGCGTAAGGGCTACACAGATATGCTGAAGTCTGATTATGGCATGAAGTGCGGCGGTAAGGTCAAGAAGCAGAAGCGTGCTTGGGGTGGACGTTCCAATTATCCTGTCGGACATCCACAGAACCCAAATCCAGTTCCCGAAGCCAAAGATATTGATCCAGATACTCTGCCAGAATCTGCACGTAAAAAGCTTACGGGTAAGGCTTCTGGCGGTAAGGTCTCCACCCCGAACGGTAAGGCTGGTGTTGATAGTGGTAAGGGTCGGCTTAATCAGTCGAAGTTCTATGGACGCAAAGATTGAACGATTAAATGTGAAGACCCATTCTAGAAAGAATGGGTCTTTTCAAGCGGCCATAGAAGATTTCATGGCCTTTAGTGGAATTAAGATGGAGAAATTTGCAATTATAGCATGGTATGAAGGAGGGATAATCGTTAAGAATATTACACCTGATACTTTAGACAATCTGGATCAATTTGTTCATGATGAACTCATGAGGGCTTACGATGAGTGATGAATACGAGATCAGTATCGGAGACAGGATTTTTATGGAGGATGAAGAAGTCTATGGAACTATAGAAGCATTTGAAATGATTGAAGGTGAACCGGCGTGCTTCGTAAAGCTGGATACTCCTGTAGATGGTCATACTTCAGGATATTTTTTACTTTCTGATGTTTTTGACCTAGAAGAAGACGAAGAATTTGTTCCTATAGAGGAAAGTACATTACATTGAGTTATCAGTCTGAATTTCTGAAAAGACTCTTTGATATTATTGAAAGTCGTCTTGAAGAGCTATCAAATACAGTTATGTCTGGGACACCTTCCGATTATAGTCAGTATAAATATACTTGTGGGCAGATTTTCGCCTTGAAAAAAGTTGGAGAATGGGCTAAACAAGTCGTAGATGAAATGAACGGAGAATAATATGGCGCGTATGAGTATGTATCATGAAGTTGACCCTAAGCATGAGATCATGGACAAGTTTGGTGATCTAGCAGATATCGATGTCTTCCATAACCTTATCCTGGTTGCTACCTATTTACGACCAGAGAAGACTAAGGGTGGTCTTATCCTAACTGATAAGACGCGGAAGGAAGACGAATACCAAGGTAAAGTTGGTCTGGTTATCAAGAAGGGGCCTATGGCCTTCGTTGATGATGATCGTATTCAGTTTAATGGGCAGAACGTTGAAGTTGGTGATTGGGTCACATATCGTTTCTCCGATGGTCTCCCGTTAGAGATTGATGGCGTCCATTGTCGACTTATTGAGGACTCCCATGTGAAACTTCGTGTTTCTTCCCCGGATATTGTGCTGTGAACCAGACAGAGCTTCAGCTTCATAATATTCTGTCTCTAGCGTATGAGCAGAAGATCTTGGGAAGAGGAAATCTCGATAATATTTTGGCAATTTTCTCACGACAATGTGGTCTGGATAGTAATTTTCTTAAGGAAGCAGAAAAGAGGTTAGCCTCTTATGGGAGTGAACTTAAGAGGTGTATCGTGTCCAAGACACACAGAGATTTTCTTGAAAAGGCAATCAAGCAGGTTAAGGAGATGAAGGTTGAGTGAAGAACTTGATGATATTGAGATTATTGATGATGATCTTACAGAAGAAGAGGGAGTAGCTTTAGAAGAGCCAGCTAAGAAAGCGTCAGAAAAAGACCCACTTATCTCGGATGAGGCTCTGGAAGGCGCTGACTCGCTAAAGAAGCAGATTGAGGAACTTCGTAAGCAGAAGGCTGCCGAAGAGAGTGCTCGCAAAGCTGCTGAAGCCCGAGCTATCGAACGCGAACGCGAAGCCAATACTTATAAGAACCAGGTTAGCTCTACCCAGGATAGCATGCTCGAACAGGCTATTACGGGGGCTAAGGCGGAAATTGCTCGTCTTAAGGACCAAGCCCGTATTGCTTTTGAGGAAGGTGATTACAAGAAGGGAATGGATCTTCAGGAAAAGATGTCTGAAGGGGTTGCTTTCCTTTCCCAGCTTAACGTTCATAAGGCGCAGGCTAAACAGCAGTCTCGTCAGGAGGTAACTGATCCTTTTGAGCGCGCCATCAATAATTATAGTGATCGCACGAAGACATGGCTCCGGGAGCATCCAGAATGTGTGCAGGACCCTAATACTGCCCATAAGGCCGCCGCTGCCCACCACAATGCCATTCTGAATGGACTTCGACCAGATACAGATGCTTATTTCAACTATGTCGAAGAACAGCTTGGTTATTCTGAACCGGAAGAAACTGTTGGGCAGAAACCGGCTCAGAGGAAGGCAGTTCCGACAGCCCCGGCAGGACGGTCTACATCGTCCCCGACAAAGCCCGGAAACATCAAGCGAAACGTCCCCGCCAGATTTGTCCGAGCGGCGCAGGATATGGGGATCTCGCTGAAGGATTATATCAAGTCCCATGACGAAGCTGTGAAGGCTGGCGCCATGGAAGCACAGTTTTAAGGAGATGATTATGGCTAGACCTACTAGAGAAACACGTCTTGGACCTCGTGACGGTGAAGAACGCCTTTATCGTAAGCGAAAGACGAATACAGATGCCTATCATATTGACGCGGAGCTTATTCCCCCCGGCGTATCTTATGAATGGAAGCGTGAATCGACCTACGGTCAGGAGCAGCCGGCGTACATGATGGGACTTCAGGAAAATCATTGGAAGCCTGTCCCTTCAGATCGTCTCCCTCATATGATGCCTGATGGGTATAAGGGGCCTATTCGTCGAGACGGACTTGTTCTTATGGAGCGCCCGGCTTACCTTACGGAAGAAGCCGTTCTTGAGGCCAAGGAAGAGGCTGAGAAGCCTATCCGCGCTCAGCGTCAGCGTATGGGACAAGACAGTGGTGTCTTGGAAAAGAGACGCGCTAGTATCAATGTCTCCTATGAAGAGATTCCAGAATAATGATACAAAACCTCTATGTATGGTAGTAAAAGCGGAGGATTTGTATCAAAATAAAAATCGGTGAAAATTTTCACCGATTTTTTATTGACAACTATATACAAAACACGCTTTAATATTGTCATGGGTTGTCACGCGCTCAACCTACTTACATAGATCAAGCGGCGCTCGTAAGATCGGCAAACTGAAAAGGAATCGTTATGGCGAATACTAATGCGCCTTTCGGGTTCGTTCCAGTGCGTCGTTTTGATGGCGCTGCGTGGAACGATCAGCTTACCACGGCTATCGTGGATAAGGATAATTCGACCCCCATCTTCAAGGGTGATGTCGTCGATCAGCTTTCGACTGGCTATATCGCCAAGGGTACGGCCGGCACTGGTGTGCATCTCGGCATTTTCTGGGGTTGTGTCTATAATAACTCGGTTACAGGCTACCCGCAGTACAGTCCGTACTGGCCCGGAAGCGGTGCCTCGGCTGATGTTTCGGCTCTGATCATTACCGACCCTAACGTCGTGTTCCAGGCTCAGGCTACAACTGGTCCAATCACTTTCGCGGACATCGGTGCCGGTGTTCAGTTCACTGCCGGTTCCGGTAATACCGCTACTGGCCTTTCTACGGCTTCGGTTGATAATGTTGGTACAGCGGGTACAACTACCCTGCCGTTCCGTGTTATTGGCCTCAAGTCTGGCGTCGGTCCGGGTACGGATGCTACTTCGGCTTATAATATCGTCGAGGTTGTGTTCAACAACCAGTTCTTCAAGCAGCTTGCTGGCGTCTAAGCGGGAGGATACTTAAATGGCTGTTAATCTTACCGCTATCAAAAACGAACTTCTTCCGGGTCTGTTTGCTGTTACTGGCAAGTATGACATGCTCCCGAAGGAGTGGGACAAGATTTTCGACACTCACCAGTCGAAGATGGCGTTTGAGCGTACGACTTCGATGCGTTTCCTTGGTCTTCCGCAGTTGAAGAACGAAGGCGCCGCGATGTCGTTTGATAACAACGCTGGCGAACGCTTCCTTTATACTGCGCAGCATATCGAAGTCGCTCTTGGCTTCGCCGTGACCCGCCGCGCTATTGAGGACAACCTTTACAAGTCGCAGTTCAACCCCTCGGTCCTTAATCTGAACGACGTGTTCGCTCAGTACAAGGAAATCGTTGGTGCGAACGTGCTTAACAGTGGGCAGACCTACGATTCGAGCATTGGCGGTGACGGCGTTGCGCTGTTCTCGGCTTCGCATCCGATTGACGGTCAGACTCTCGCTAATACTCCTACGGTTCAGGTCGATCTTAACGAATCGTCCCTGATCAATGCGCAGGTTGTTATCGGCTCGACCTTCCGGGATAATGCTGGTATCCTGATCTCGGCCAAGCCGAAGATGCTGATCGTTCCTCCGGCTCTTGAGCCTGTTGCCGCTCGCCTCACCAAGACGGAGCTTCGTCCGGGTACTGGCGATAACGACATCAATGCTATCAAGTCGGTTGCTGGTGGCTTGCCTAATGGATACCTTGTTAACCATTATCTTACGAGCCCATACGCTTGGTTCGTTAAAACGGATAAGAAGGGCCTTATCCATTATGCCCGTGCCCCTTACGAAACGTCTATGGATGTTGACTTTACCACGCAGAACCTTCTGGTTGGTGCGCGTGAACGCTACGCCTTCTCGTTTAATGACTGGCGTGCGATCTATGGATCGTTCCCGACTTCGTAAAATATACAATGATAAAGAAAAGGCGCCTTCGGGCGCCTTTTTTATTGATTCTATAGAGATATTCATGTACACATCTCTAGGTGATTAAATATCTATACGTAAGGAGATGACATGAAGAATAGCTACTCTACCGAAGAGGGGCTTCAGTATATCAAGGATAGGTATGTTTTTAACGATACAACCGGAGATGTTATAGAGAAGTCGACCGGTAAGATAGCCGGAAGACACCCCGTTCCTATCAGTGACAGGCTATACATTAGGGTCGGGAAAAAGGAAGCTCCTTCCTCTATAATCGCCTGGGCACTTATCTACGGTGAATGGCCAAGTAATAGAATTGGGTTTAGGAACGGAAAGTGTAGTGATACCAGAAAATGTAATATGTACATAACTTATAGCAGCGAGAAAAGTAAAAGATCACAAGAATATAATAGGCTAACGGAAGATCAAAGAAAAGATAGAGCCCTTAGGCAGTCTTTTGGAATAAGTCTTGAAGATTTTAATAAACTTAATAAAGATCAAGAGTTCGTGTGCGCTATTTGTGGTAAAGAAGAAGATAAGTACAGAAAAGGAAAGAAGTTACCTTTACATGTAGACCATGATCACTCTACAAATATCGTAAGAGGACTTTTATGCTCTTGGTGTAATTTGTTACTTGGTCATGCAAAAGACGATAAGAATATTTTAGTAAACGCTGTTAGGTACTTAGAAGCACATGAAGAGTTAGTAGCTAATGGAGGTGATACCCTCCTGAAAGTAGGGTCTTATAGAGATTCTACACAGAGAGATAAAAAGAGAGAACTAATGTTGAACCCTCTACCAATCAAAAATAACACCTAGCAAATAACGGAATAACCTGTTAATCTATTCAAAGAACGATTAACCTCTGCATGATTGGAGTAATATAATGTCTCTCTCGGCTTGGACTGGTCCTCTGGTTGCCTTTGGCCAGGCAACCTATGGCGATTACAATTCGCAGCGCGGTACTTCTCTGTTCGATCAGGGTATTGGTATTATGGACCCACGTCGTCCGTATTACCCTGGATCTTCGGCTGCGAGCAAGGCGTATGGCTTTCTTGGTACCACGATGATTCCGGTTATTGATGCGGTCCCTGTGGCCGCAGGTGCGGCAGTTATCGCTGCTGCCGCTGTCCAGACCGCCGGAACAGCTATGACCCTCGTTTCTACTTCGGGTTCGGGAATCACTGTTGGCCAGTCTGTTACGAACTTGACAACCGGGGCCACTGTGACTGGCCTTCTGGCCATCGATGGTGCAGTTAGCCCGGTCGCCATGGGTCAGGACGGAACTATCAACCTGTATAACCCCGCCAATATGGTCGCCCGAAATGTCTCTCTTACTTCGAGTGGGGACGATAGCGGCGCCACTTTTACCGTTGTTGGATTCGATGTATATGGTCAGCCTATGGCTGAGACGATTACCGGGGCTAACGCTGGGACTGCGGTCGGCAAGAAGGCGTTCAAGTATATTCTGTCGATTACCCCGGCCGGTACTCTAGCTGCTGGTCCTGCCACGGTTTCGGCGGGTATCGGATCGGTGTTCGGTATCCCCCTCCGTGTTGATACTATCGGGGATATGGTTATCTACTGGAACAACGCTGTTCAGTCGAACGGTACTTTCGTTGCTGCCGTTACTACTACACCGTCCGCTACTACGGGAGATGTTCGGGGCACTTATGTCTTCAATGGAGGTACTCTTGGAACTTCGAGAGCGCAGATTTTTGTGACTCCGAAACCCGCTAATATCGCGGCCGGGTCGACTGGACTCTTCGGACCTACACAGTATAGTGCGTAAGGGGTACTACCATGACCCCGGAAGAGGTGCTTAATTACCTCTGGAACGGTCTTCTCACATTGGTTATTGGTGTCACTGGCTGGTTCGTCCGTGACACCATTACCCAACATAGGAGACTAAGAGAGGACCACAACGCCCATAAGATCGAGGTGGCTAAAGAGTATGCCACTAAGGAAGAGCTTATTCGGGTCGAAAACGGTCTCAAAGAAACACTTAATCGCTTGGAAGACAAGATCGACAAGCTGTTGGAAGGTAAGCGATAATGGTTGATTTCGCTAAAAAGAATATGAATTTTGGCGGTAATAAGGGGAACCCTACTATTATCGCTGACGCCAAGAGTGGTGACACCTCATATCCAGAAGCCCGTGAGCAGAGGGCTTCTGGTGGACGCCTCGATAAGTCCCCAAAATTTGCAACAATAGAGAAAATCCCCGGAGATTCCCCCCGTGGTCGGCTGGATCGTCCAAAGCGTAAGGGTGGCGGCGGTAACTGGATTGCTGACGCTACCAAGAACAAAGGTGGTCTTCACCGATCTCTTGGAGTTCCTGAAGGGGAAAAAATCTCTGAGAAGAAGCTGAAGAAGGCTGAAAAGTCCGACGATCCTAAGGTTGCTAAGCAAGCGAAGCTCGCCGAAACGCTGAAGGGGCTTCGTAAATGAATCCGGTAAAACAGACAATTCCAGCTACGGCTACAGGGAATCAGACAGCAATTGCACTGGATTGGCGTATCACCCCATTCAGCGTTAACACTGCTATTATCGTTCCGGTAGGCACCACGGCTAGTTTGACCGTGGAATATACATTCGATAATATCAACGACCCAGACGTAACTCCTGTGTGGATCGCGGATTCTACTTATGGAACTGTTACCGGGACCAAGGAACGTGTTTATACCGCCCCCTATCAGTTCGTGCGAGTCGTTGTTGGTTCTATCTCGGGCGGCCCGGCGTATTTCAATGTCCTGCAAGGTACAAATATCAATTAGGTGATCGGTGGCTACTTCAGGAACTTACACCTTTAACCCTTCAATAGGCGAGCTGGTAATGGCCGCCTACGGGAGGCTTGGTGTTCGCAGAACAGCTATTACACAAGAGCACATGCAGGATGCGAAATTCGCTACAAACCTGCTTTTTTCTCGTTGGACTACCCAGAATGGTCCAAACCTCTGGAAGGTGCAATTAGAACCTATTACGTTGGTCGCTGGTACTTCCACCTACACGCTTCCAAAGAATGTCTCTAATATCCTGGATGCTTATATCCGTACTGGTACTAATCCACCATACGATAGAGTTATTACAAGTATTTCTCGTACTCAATATTCTGGATTCCCTAATAAACAGACACCGGGGCTACCAACTGTCTATTGGTTCGATCGTCAGATTACACCACAGATTACTATCTGGCAGCCGCCCGATGATGCGCAGACCTATACATTAAACCTGTACGTTGAACTACAGATCATGGACGGGGGATTTGCTGACGGACAGCAGCCGGATATTCCTTATAGGTTCATTTCCGCCTTTGTAAGTGGTTTAGCAGCCGAGTTAGCTCGTACTTATAGACCGGAACTGGTTCCTGTACTCGATCCCATTGCATTGAAGGATTGGACAGACGCCTCTCAGGAAGATATAGAGAACGTTCCACTTACAATTAAGCCTACCCTTCAGGGGTATTACAGATGAGTTGGGGTTGGCGGGGCCACGCAAAAGTAAATCCGCAGAAGCCGGAAGCAATGGGCATCTGCGATCGTTGCGGGTTGCGTTATAACCTGAACGATCTTCAGTGGCAGTTTGAATGGCGTGGACTTCGGCTGACTAATACGCAGTTTCGAGTATGCCCAACTTGCATGGATGTTCCAGATGATCATCTGCGCCCGATAATTACGCCACCAGATCCGGTTCCAGTTGCTAATCCTAGACCACGCAATCCAAACCCACAGGTGCCCCCTTTCTGGGATCAACCGAATCTATATTGGGACGGAGGGTATGGGTCGTTACCGTATTGCTGGGACCAAACTACCAATCAGCCGGATATGTGGGATAGCCCTTTCCCTGTACCGCAAGAACTTGGACACGCGCAAACTGATTCCTGGGACGGTATGACAATTCCAGACGATGTATGGGAGCAATGGGGATGACTAGCACGATTGATACTTCTGTTCCAGCAAGCGGCTCCGCGCTTGATTCTGCTCCGATAAGAGCTAATTTCACAGCAGCAGCTAACGACATCAATACTCTTCAGTTGTCTGTAGCAGCCAATACAGCTACACTGTCACCGGTTCCGGGTCAAATTTCGACCCTTCAGAGCGATGTCACGGATATTCAGAATGCATCTGGTACGATTCCTCCTAGAGCGGCTATTGGCAAGCTTAGTGGCGCTAATCTCGCCCTTACTTCTGATCAGGTCATCCCAATTAACCATCTTACTTATGGGTATGATTTGGTTCGTATCGTTGCTACTAATGTTGTAGGAACGCCGGTAGCAGCTCAGGGCGGTATTTATACTGCGGCCTCTAAAGGGGGTACAGCGATTGTCGCCGCTACCCAGTTATTTACGGGCCTTACAAGCGGTACAGTTATCCTTGATCTAACGCTTGCAGTCACCAATCAGATCCGTTCTGAGGATAATCTGTATCTCTCACTCACTACTCCTAATGGTACTGCCTGCACCGCTGATTTTTATGTCTATGCGGATGTCCTTGAGGCGTTGTAATGGCGCTTCAATACCCATGGAAGTTAATTCAGGTTTACAGGTATCCGACATTTACAGGGTCGGATGAGCCTGTCCCGTTAAATACTTGGTGGGAGAATGACACTGATGTGCTAACTACATTAGACAATGTGTTTGGCTTGGATGGATCTCACCAAAACATAACGTTTACCTCAGTAGGATATGATTCTGGACTTGTAGCTGGGGGCGGATCAGTACCGTCTCCAGAAGCTACCTGGAATGCTTTTCCTCTTGTGTATACTGGAATAGAGAAGTCTGGAGCCTCAGATCAATGCATAAATTGGTCATATCCGACAAGAATATACCAGTTATTAGCGACAACTATTGTAAATTCCACTCCACCGTCTTATCCTATTACATACAAGAATAAGGATCTTCAGAAAGCGGCGGCTAGCATTGTCTCTACTTATGGGGTTCCAGCAGCGCCATATTTGGCTATGGGTTATCTGGTTCAAAGGCTACCTTACGCATGAGCATGGATTATCAGTCGTACATTAACGACATCGCAAATATAGCCTTGGTAAACCCAATCGACGCTACTTTTCAGGCGATTATCCCCCGTATGATCTCCTATGCTGAGCTTCGTATCTACCGGGAGTTGAACCTGCTTGAAACGAATACGAGAAATTCCTCGAACACTTGTACAGCTAATAGTCGTACATTCACCGTTCCAAGTGAGTTTATTGTTGTTGAAGGGATGAATGTAATTACCCCTGCTTCGGCTGCAACGGCTGATGAAGGTGTCAGAAATCCGCTCACGCTAACAACCCGTGAGTGGATGGATAATGTCTGGCCCGGATCTACTGGGGTAGGCGTCCCCACCCATGTTGCTCAGATTAATCAGTCCACTTATATCGTTGGACCACCTCCTAATGAAGCTTATCGGGTTGAAGTTATTGGAACTATCCGACCAGAACCGCTTTCTCCGACTAATACGACAACCTTCTTGACGGAATACCTCCCCGACCTGTTTATAGCGGCGTCTATGGTGTTCGTTGCCGGTTATCAGAGAGATTTCGGACAGATGGGGGATGACCCAAAGTATGCTACGACGTGGGAAGGCCAGTACAATATTGCCTTCAAATCTGCTGGCGTCGAGGAACTTCGTAAGAAGTGGGCAGCCGATGCTTGGACCCCGAAGCAGCCAAATCCTATTGCGGAACCAAAGAGGGGATAAATTATGCCTCTCATTGACCTTAACCTTCAGCCAGGAATAGACGTTCAGAAAACTCAAACTCTGAATGAAGGAGGCTGGTCAGATTCCCAATTCATTCGCTTCAAAGACGGTCTTCCACAGAAGATCGGCGGATGGACTTCCATGGAAGCTGGTAGCATTAACGGCTCAACGCGAGCGTTACATGCTTTTGCTGATTTGAGCGGAAATACCTACCTCGCTGGCGGAACAGAGCAGGAGTTATGGCTCCAATCTGCTTATGGAACGCAGAATATTACCCCGTTTAAGACTACGACGAACAACCCACCTCTGTTCTACACAACTACCGGGTCTACGACTGTTGTTGTACAAGATCCGGGAGGAGCCGGTACTGGGGTTAAGAATGGGGATTGGGTTAATATCGTTACCCCGGTATACGTTGGTGGAATAGTCATTTCCGGTATTTATCAGGTCAGCAATGTCGCCTCTGGTGGCGCTTCTTGGGAGATAACCTCCGCTGACGCGGCTACAAGCAGTGTTTTTGGTGGAGGGGTTGTAGCCGAATTTGATACGACGGCAGCAAGTACGACTGTTGTAATAACGGCACCTGATCATGGATTATGGACAGGAGATCCGTACACACCGGCTGTGGCTACTACAGTCGGTGGTATTACCTTAAATAGCACGTATATAGTAACTTATATCTCTCTGAATCAGTTTTCTATTGAGGACGGAACGGCTACTAGTACTGATAACGCCTTCATGAATAGCGGAAACGTTCGTATTGGTTATTTATTGGAAAATGGGCTTAATAACGCTCTATCGAACGGATCTTATGGAAGCGGTCCTTATGGGTACGGTCCTTATGGAATTGGAGCTAATATATTCTACCTTCAGAACGTCTCCCTTTGGTCGTTGGATAACTGGGGGGAGCAGTTAGTCGCTAATCGGTATGGAGGCGGAATCTATGTGTGGATTCCACCTTACGGTGTCGATAATGTGGCGCAAACTATTACGAACGCCCCCACTAAAGCCAATCAGATACTTGTTTCTCTTCCAGCACGTATTCTTGTTGCGCTTGGGGCAGAGACGACTGGAATACAAGACCCTCTACTTGTTAGATGGTCAGATGTCGAGGACTATAATACCTGGACCGCATCTTCTATTAATCAAGCGGGGTCGTTCCGGCTTTCAAACGGTAATTACATCGTTGCTGGTATCCAGGGGTCTACCAGCCTATATATCTGGACAGATATAGGGCTATGGCAGATGTCCTATATTAGTACGCCATACATTTTTGGCTTTGACCAGATAGCGACTAACTGCGGTCTTGTCGGCCCGCACGCCTTTGCTCGGATGAATGACGACCTTTATTGGATGTCCCAGAGGCAATTCTACCTGTTTAATGGTTCTGGTGTTACTGAAGTTCCGTGTCCTGTGTGGGATCAGGTATTTCAAAATCTTACCGAGCTTCAAGCCTCAAAGATTACAGCAGGATCGAACAGCTATTTTGGGGAAGTCTGGTGGTTCTACCCCTCGAAGGACAGCGAAGAGAACGATTCTTATGTAAAGTATAATACATCGTCCCAAACATGGGATTATGGTCTTATCGATCGTACAGCGTGGATAGATCAGTCTGTTCTTGGCGCCCCCATTGGGTCGGATTCCGCTTCTGAAATTTACCAGCATGAAGTCGGAAACGACGATAGCGGATTGCCTATCGAAGCTCATTTGGAAAGCGGGTATATCACAATTGCGGAAGGTGATCAGTTTACTTATGTAGATCAGATTATCCCTGATATTAAGTTTGGTATCCCTTCTTCTGATCGAAATGGTACTTTGTATGTAACTGTCAAGATGGTAGACTATCCAACAGATGAACCAAGAATTTACGGACCCTTCCCTATGAATAAATTGACCCCTTACATTTCAATGAGGGCGCGGGGTAGGCAGATGGCGCTAAAATTTGAGAGTGATGACCTTGGGAGTTTCTGGAGGTTAGGTAAAATTCGTTATCGTGGGGCTCCAGCCGGTAGGCGCTGATGTCTAATACATTAGACCGGAATATTACTACTGAAGCATATGCTCGACAGATTATCGTCGCGTTGAATAATATCGCTGAATCTTTTGGCGGAGGAAGCGGTTCAGTTACTTCTGTAGCGGCTGATAGCCCTTCTGGAGACTTAACAGTTAGTGGCTCCCCGATTACGTCCAGCGGTACCCTTTCCCTAGATCTTTCGACGAGCGGCGTATCTGCCGGCACCTATGGGGATTCTACCCATGTAGCTCAGATTACGGTAGACAGCAAGGGAAGAATCACTAGCGCCTCGGATATCGCTATCGCTTCTGGAGGGATAGGGACGGTCACTTCGGTCGGCGTAAATAGCCCTCTTAGCTCTATATCCGTAAGCGGTTCGCCTATTACGACTAGCGGTACTATCTCTTTGGAGGTAGCGGCTAGTGGTGTGTCTGCGGGAACTTATGGAAATGCATCTAATATCCCAAACATAACTGTCGGCGCTGACGGCCGTATCACATCTATCGCAAACACTTCTATATCCTATGGTACGGGAACAGTAACTTCTGTTGGGGTCTCTTCTACTGATTTATCTGTTAGCGGATCTCCAGTTACAACTTCTGGAAGCATCACGCTAGATTTGAATACGACATCTGTTAGCGCGGGTTCATACGGATCTACAACAGCTATCCCAACTTTCACAGTTGATACAAAAGGCCGTCTTACGGCTGCCGGTACGGCAAGCATAACGCTTCCTAACGTATCCCCTGTGACAGTTGTCACATCCGCCGGTCCATATAATGTAACGTCTACAGATTATATCGTAGTAGTAAACCAATCCGTTGGAGCCGCTATGACTGTTAACTTACCGGGGACTCCTTCTACGGGAAGAACGGTAATAATTAAAGACGGTAAAGGGGATGCTAGCACAAACAACATAACCATTACTCCTTCTACCGGTAACATAGATGGCGCAGCTACATACGTTATGTCAGTAAACTACTCTTCTGCCATGGTCGTATATAACGGAATAGAATGGAGCATACTGTAATGGCGTATAATGGGAAGCCATCGGGCATAACCCCTGGATCTTATGGAGATGATACGCATGTTGCTTCGGTAACAGTGAACGATGAAGGGCAGATTACTTCTGTCTCTAGCATTGGAATTTCTACAGGGGGGACAGGTACAGTAACTTCCGTTGGGGTTTCTTCTACTGATCTCTCTGTTAGCGGATCTCCGGTTACGACTTCTGGAAGCATTACTCTAGACCTGAATGCCTCTGGGGTTAGCGCGGATACATATGGGGACAGTACGCACGTACCTCAATTAACAGTTAACTCAAAGGGAGTCGTAACGGCCGTTACTAACGTCGCGATTTCTTCTGGTGGGTCTGGGACTGTTACTTCTGTGGGATTATCCTCTACAGACTTAACAGTTAGCGGGTCCCCAATTACGACAAGCGGTTCTATAACAGCTAATCTAACTACGACTGGCGTTACCCCCGCTACGTACGGGGACGCCAATAATGTTGCTCAGATTACAGTAGATTCTAAAGGTCGGATAACTTCGGCCTCCAATATTTCTATCAGCGCTAGCTCATCTCAAACGGAAATACTATTAGGGAGACCAACTTCAGGCCCTTCGACATCCGCGTATGCTTTCAAAGGTACAGCATTCTACGTTTTAGAAAATGGGTTTACGGCGCAAAAACTTTTCTCGACTATTAATATAGTCTCAGGAGGAACGTATAAACTCGCGTTAGCTATTATCGATGGGTCTGATAACATAACAAGCATAACATATTGCTCAGATTATGTAGCTTCGGCAAGTTACACAAAAGCCACAATATCGAGTTCATTAACTTCTCCTGTAAGCTTAACTACAGGGGTAAAATATGTAATACTTTGCGGTAGAAGTGATTCCACAACTACTTATGCATTTCCGCTGTACTATGAATCTACTAACGCTGCCATATCGTCCGTAAGTCTATATGTTCCTCCATCTGCTGTTTCTTATCGAATAGATAGTATATCTCCTGGAGTATCTAACACCCTACTTGATTCTGGAGCTACGCAACCGTTTGCGCAAGGAATAGTGGCTACATGATGAGCGAAGACCCTATTGTGGATTTCGGATTAATCCAGATTGCGGAGCCGGGTAGGACGGATACAAGAAACGTGTCCCTTCCTAATGGTGCTTACGTAATCCCTGCGGATGTTGTTTCTGCCCTTGGGGAAGGAAATACCCTCGCTGGATCGGCAGTTCTGGATAAGATTTTTCCGATCAAAACTGGCGGAGGGATCCCTGTTCCTATTGTCATCGCTGGCGGGGAATATGTTGTCTCCCCTGGAGATTGTAGGAAAGTAGGTGGAGGTAATATCAAGCACGGGCATGAAGTATTAGATAAATTTGTGTTAAGTACACGTAAAAATACCATCAATGAGTTAAAGAAACTTCCAGGACCGCAGAAATGAATTATATAGAAAAGAGTGCTAACCGCCCCGCTAATCTCTATAGCCAGATTACCTTAGCAAAGCCATCCGATGCTGATGAACTATGGATTCACCTTAGGAGCATTGAAGATGGCTTTGGTAATGGTAAACCAACAGATGACGCTATCGATGAAATAGTTAATCTTGTAGTCCGGGGGGACCATGCCGTAGCCGGTATTGCAAGGGAACATGGGAAGATTATTGCTTCTGTAGGGCTATCAATCAATAAACTGTGGTATTCAGATGATTTCCTTCTTGCCGATGCTTGGCACTATGTTGCCCCCGCTCATAGACGTTCTCCGTATGCCAAGTCACTTGTAAAATTTGCAAAGAAGTATGCCGATAATCTAGAACTTCCTTTGGTGATGACTGTACAGAATACGGAGGCGCTTCAGCCGAAGATCAGACTGTATGAGAGGGAATTAGAGCCTTACGGGGGTTTCTTCGAGGTACAACCTAAGCAGCCTTATCCTATCCCAGAAGGTGTTTTTCTAGCGGATAGCAATTCATGGACGGCGCTCGAACCCATCTGTCGGTGGATTGGTCAGGACAACGCCATTATCGATGTAAACTATGATAGGGCTCTGGAAATCCTTAAGGAGGCTGTAAAGAATAGACCTGACCAAGGGTCATTTATTGGTGTAGTGGGCGATAGGAACAATATTCGCGGCGCCATAGCTATGAAGATACAACAAAACGATATGACTAAAGAGTGGCAGCTTACGGAGCATTTTGTAGCTGTTCCCCCCGGAAAAGGTTCTACAAATGTATCCGGAAAGCTAATAGAGTTTGCCAAATGGGCTGGTTCTGCGTTAAACTTACCTTTACAAATAGGTATTGCCTCTAGAAAGAGGACACAAACAAAGTTGAATTTATATCGGCGTAAATTTGGAGAGCCGAAAAAACTCTTTTTCTATTACAAGGGGTAAGCGAATGGGTTGCGGCGGCGGATCTTCATCTACGACTACAGTACAGCAGATACCTCAACAGGTATTGGACCAGTATACTAATGTAATGGATTACGCTAACCAGGTTGGTAGTCTACCGTATCAGCAGTATACTGGGGATTTAATTTCTGGATTCACGCCGTCTCAGGAACAAGCATTCAACAACATAAATAGTCTTCAGGGGACTGGGCAGGGTTATTATAATGCGGCGGCAGGATATACTGCTGCTGGGGCATCCCCCGTAAGTTCGAATGCTATATCTAATTATATGAGCCCATATCAGAAACAAGTTATTAATGCTGCTATGGCGAATATGCAAGAGAATAATGCTCAACAGGCTAATGATCTTACTGGGAATGCAATCTCTGCCGGAGCATTTGGTGGGGATAGAGCCGGGGTAGCACAGGCGGAGCTTGCGAGGCAACAGGCGTTAGCTAATAATGAGACTTTAGCTAACCTGTATAATACTGGTTACTCCCAAGCACTTTCTGCTGCGCAGCAGGACCAACAGAATGCTTTGACTGCTGGAAACCAACTAACTAATCTTGGCACAAGTGCTTCAACGACAGGGCTTAACGAGGCTAATGCGTTGCTGGAAGCAGGGAATCAGCAGCAGCAGCAAGAGCAGAATATCCTTAACGCTCAGTATGAGCAATGGCAGAATCAACAGCAATATCCTTATGAAACCGCTACCTGGCTTTCCCAGCTTTCTACGGGTCTTGGGTCGAATATGGGCGGTTCCTCCACAACTACATCCGATACAGGTAAAGCTACTGGGGGGCGTATTGGTAGAGCCGGGGGCGGAAGCGCCATAACATCCTCCCTTGGCGCTTTTGATATGACGCCAAAAGCTAATCTCCCTACTGCCCCCGCTACCAAGCCGGCGCAGGATAACACTCTACAGACACTTGGGAATTTAGCCAAAATCGCTATGCTCTTCCTCAAGGACGGCGGACGTGTAGGGCTCGCTCGTGGAGGTGCGTTTACCCCCACCATTTCCTCCGGTATTAGTGGTGCTGCGCAGGTTCCTGGGTCGTCCGGAACGTTCTTACCCCAAGCTAGATCCCCTCTTTCTAGCCTGAAAGTGCAGAATACCGGCGGTGCGCGTCTCCCAACTGCCCCCGTTACACCTGTTCCGCAAAGCGATGCGACAGGAACTCTGATGAACGCGGCGCAAACTTACGACCTGCTAAGCAAAGCGGGGTCTCTCTTTGATAACGGAAAAACAGATAAAGCTGCTTATACGTTGGATGATGCCGGAAAGAGCGTAGAGACAGTCGCTAATACTCTTTCTGACCCAAATGCTCTGCCAGAAGAAGTTGATTTCTTCAGCCGTGTTTGGGATAATTTAGGACTGTTTTCGCAGGGTGGCGCTATCACACCAAATTCGGGTGGTCTTGGGTTCCGCCGTGGGGGGAGATAATGTCTAATTCTTACGGCTCGTTAAGTGCCCTCATTAATGCTCTACTCGGATCAGGGGCTCAGTTTCTCGGGTCTGGAGACGCCACGACTACAGTAGACGGTAATACAAGTACGTCCTATATTCCGCTTACCTTTAGCCGTACAACACAAGGTTCGTCTCCGGTAAGTGGTATTGCCCCTCAATACGGAAATACCACTTCTGGGTACACAACATCTACTCCTATTCAGTCGGCATATGGGTTTTCTATTCCAACTAGATCGTATCAGTCTACTGGAAACTTAAGTACAACTCCGTCAAACAATTGGTCTGCTCCTTCTGCAACCGATTTGCAGAATATGACATCTGTCGGTTCTTATCTTGTGCAGCCAAATCTTACTTCCGGAAAGACTACAAATTATTCTAGCACTGCGCAAAGTATGATCGATCAGGCTTCTGGAAAGAAGAACGGGGGTAGGGCTGGATACGACGCTGGTGGAAGTATGTACTCTCCAGAGGAAGTTGATGCCCTTATGGAATGGGAAGCGCAAGGCCGCAAACCGGCCCCAGTCGAGTCCCCTTCAGGAATCGCCGGTCTTCCTATGTCTCCTGACATGGTATTGAGTGGGCTAGGTAACTTGGTAAATTCTCTTGGGCTCGCTTCTAACGATACGGCTGAGCCCTCTACGCAAGATCCATTAAGGGCTCAAGTTACGCCAAAGTGGCTGTCCGCTAATCCGCTTGGCCCGACTCTTGCGTCTACGGATGCCTCTACGATGTCAGGGACAGGGTATTCTACCCTCCCGGCGGCAATTGAAGGAACGGCGTACTCTGGGCTTACTGATCCGGATAAGTTAGCGCGTTTAATGCTTGCGGAAGAACCATCCGATGACCCGACAGCACTTGCTGCCGTTGGGTCCACGATCCTGAATCGGGTGAACTCCGGGATGGGCGGCAATAATATCGCTGAAGTAGCGCAATACCCTTATCAGTTTGAGCCCATGCTCAACCCAGATACTCGTGTTATCTCTCAGAACGAGAGTTCCAGATACGGAAATGCCCTAGCTATCGCTAATGGTCTCCTGACAGGAGAAATCGGAGACCCTACAGGGGGCGCTACTCATTTCTATTCTCCTACAGGACAAGAGGCTCTTGGCAGGAATACACCATCGTGGGCTGCCGGTAGAGAAGGCACCCCTATTGGTGGCCATCTCTTCTTCAGTGGGGTTCCCGGAGTTGGAGGGTTCCAAGAATCTACATCCTTGCCAACAGGAACTGGAGGTTATCCATCTAGCGGCCTTCCAACGGAAGAAGTTGGACCTGTTTCCGGGCTCGAATCTCTGGATGAGGCTAACGCCACTGCTACAAGGTCGATGACAGGGGCTCCCTCTGAGTACGTCAGGACTAATGGGGAAAACGACTGGATCAATAGCCCATGGCTCGCTCTTGCCGCTGGACTTCTCGGAGCCGCTGCTACAGGGAGCATAGGTAAGGGCGGAATGCAAGGATTGCAATTCCTACTTCAGCAAAGAGCCGCTGAAGGAGAGCGCCAGAGACTTGCTGAAGAAGCCCAACAGAAACAGTTTGGTCTTGATACCGATCGCATGACTGCTGAGGCCCGTGTTAAGCAGCTTCAGGAGTCCGCAGATATTGCTCGACGCGAACAGGGTCTTTCTGAGAGACAGTTTGAGAGAGAAGGTACCGCAGGTAAGATTATCCCCGGCATGGTAGGAGCTAATGGTTTCGCCGTTGAGCAGCTTCCAGACGGTACTCGTAGAGAGGTGGAAGGGGTTAAGCCTGCGACCGCTGCGGGAGCGGAGAAGCCACCCTCCCTCCCAACAACTTATCAAAAAGCAGAGGAAGATGCTCTTAGCACGCTCCCGCAGACAGTTAATACCGCTCAAGAAGCTTCGAGGCTTAAGGGGATGCTAGATACAGGGGAGCTTGATCTTGGGGCTGTTTCTAATATGGGGTATGAGGCCAGAAATAGAACAGGATACTCTTCTCCGCAAAGCAGGGCCTACGCGGACATGATGACCACTATCGAGCAACTTCGTAATAACATACTACTGCTTGCGAGGGGTGTCCAGACTGAAGGTGACGCTCAACGCGCCCTTAACGCTATAACTATGTCCACGACAGACCCGAAAGTCATGTCTGATGCCATTGGAAAATATTTGAGGCTTCAGAGCACGCTTCTTGATGCTACGGCGGCCAGACTTCAGTGGCGTAGAAAAGAAGCTGGTATGGAGCCTATCCCAATGGAATCCCTTGTTCCGGGGTATAAAGCAGTGGCGTCCCAAATCGATCCAAAAGCAGTTGGACAAGAATTGCTCGGTATTGCGGGTACAGAATCTAACGGTCCAGTTCGTGTGACGACAAAAGAAGAAGTCGATAAGCTCCCAAGTGGATCGCAGTTCATTGGTCCTGATGGAAAGTTAAGGCAGAAACCCTAATGGCAGAAAACAATGATTGGCTGTCTTCTTATCCAGAAGTAAAGCAAAATACATCTTGGCTTGACCAATATCCGACAGTCGAAGAGCAGAAATATACTTCTTGGGAGGATGAAGGCGCTCCATCATATAGAAGGTACATAGCGGGGGGGTCTCGTCCAGAAGATCGCTTTTCTTATATCAAATCTGTTGACCCTAATGCAGTTCAATATGGCGACGATAACTACATTTACAGAGAGCCAGATACTGGGAAGCTTACTCTCTGGAACCAAGAAGGATGGCTCCCTACTTGGGGCGATCTAGCATCTATTGCCCCAGAAGGCGCTGAGATTGCAGGCGGGGCTTTAGCGGCTGCGGTAGCAGCTCCCGGAGCCTTAGCTGGAGCTATTCCGTCTGGCGGTACATCCTTACTTATGATCCCAGCAGCTTATGGGCTTGGTGCGACAGGTGGTAGAGAGCTTGAAAACCTTATCGCTACCAATTTGGCTGGTCGGGTAGATACCAGGGATCTCGGGGAACGACTTAATGATGCCGCTACTGTTGCAGCGTGGAATACTGCCGGTGAAATGCTTGGACCCGCTTTAAGTGCCGGAGCCTCTAAGATTGCTAGCGGAGTTAAGGAATTACTTCCTGGGGGGAAAGAAGCAGCGGAGAAAGCTGCGGCAGAAAAACTAGCATCCGCTACCAACAAGACCATACCCCAGCTTCAAGAAGAGCTTGGAGAGCGTATTGCTGGTCAACGTTCCACGGAAACAGGTATCGACATTGGTACTGGCGCCATGCTTAATGCTCCTGACGTCTCCGCCGCCGAAAGAGCTTTCATCGGTCGTGGATCTAACTTGGAAGACGACCTAATCCAAGCAAGGTCTGGGGCCTTTGAAAACGCCCGTACTCGGATGGCGCCGGAAGGGAACGTCATAGAGCCGCAGAGAGCGGCCTCTTCCGCACTTGATAATCTGAGAACTACACTTGATGATGCTGAGCGAGCTAGAACGGATTCTATGCTGCGAGCTACACAGGAAGGCGCCAGGAGGGAAGCCGAGACTGTCGCAGAAGCCGCCGCCAGAAACACGGAAGCCGCTAGATTAGCTGATGAGTTAAAAGGGTCTACCGCAAAGCAATTAGCGGAGCAGCAAGCCGCGCTTACTACCAGACAAGCGGGGGAACGCGGCGCCTCTCTTACCTCCTTGGAAAATGTACTTACGCCGGGAAGACGTGCCGCAGAATCCTCCAGTGCGCTCGCGGATACTCTTACTGCTGAGAGGGCTTTGAGAAATAAGACGGCTTCTGGTTTATACTCCCTACCTGATAAGGAAGTTCTTGTTCCGACTTCCCCTCTTAAAGAAGCTGCTGATGCGTTAGAAGTTGAAAGAAACTCTCTGTCTGGCGTTTCCCGAAGCGGGAAATACTTCCCACTTCGATTTATGAAGACATGGGCTGATGAGGGGTTCACGCATGGAAATGTGAAAGCCGGTGTTCTTGAAGCGGAAAGAGTTGCCATCAACCAGGAGATGGAGCAAGCGCGAAGCGCCGGTAATAACATCCTTGCCTCTAAACTGAAGACGCTTCGAAATGCTGTTGATGATGCTCTAGCGCAGGCTCCGGGTGTCAAGGAACAATTCGATCAAGCCAGAAAATATACAGCTTCGCAAGTTAAAGAGCCCTATCTTAACGGGATTTCACGTTCTATCTTTGAACCATATAAGTGGGGTGGTTTGAAGACACAGCCAGAGCGTATGTTGAATAACTATATCTCTCCTGATCTTAAGGGAGGGGCTACAAATGCAGAGAAGCTGCTATCGCTTCTTCCGGCGGACACTGTTAATGGAGTAAAGCAGTATAACCCACAAGATATTCAGACGATTCAAGATTTCGTCGTAGATAACCTTCGCCGTATGGTTTTGCCTCCGGGCGGAAAGGTTAACGCTCCGGCTCTTACCAAGTGGATAGGAGAGCATCAAGGGGCTTTAAACGTTATTCCAGGACTTCGCGAACGTATTGGAACGGTAGAGGACGCTGTTCGGTCTTTCGGAGACACCGCAACTAGACACGCAGAGGAGATAAAAGCCCTTAACGTCGGTGCGGAGGAGACAACAAAGTTTGCCCAAACTGAAGCCAAGCGTATAATTGATGAAGCTAAAGCTACAGGGAAATCCGCTGTTGAAGAAGCTAAGGCGTGGGCTAAGGAACTTTCCGATATAGCTAGTGACAAGTCCATCGTAAACGAAGCAAAGAGAAACTTGGACGCCTTCTCGAAATCTGCTCTTGCGAGAGCTATAGATAGAGAACCGATGCAATTCGCTGATGAACTACTTCGTAGTACAACTTGGCGTAAAGACATTACGGATACAATGGATAAACTAGCCGTCGATAAGGATGCTCTAAACGGATTTAAACGTGTAATCTTTGATAAAGCGTGGGAAGACCTCAGAGGTCTTATGTTCCAGAAATCCAATCTTACATTTGAAAATGAAATGAAGCGTCTGCGACCTCGCATGAGGCTTGTATTCGGCCCCGAAACAGCTAGACATTTTGATGCTGTCGCCACTGATGTTATGCTTAGTCGAGCAAGCTTTGTTGGACCGAGAAAGGCAGCCTCTGAGCATATTCTTCCAGGCGACCCCCGTTCTCTGGTCATGAAGTGGTTCCGTCGAGGAGGTGGAACACAGACCGCTAGGGGGATTGATCATATTATCAAATCCACCATAGCTGGATCTGGAATAGGTACAATGCTTGGGGGGATGCCCGGAGGAATTATCGGTGGTACAGGCACTGCTATTGCAGCTACATACGAAACTGCTATGGGGGCGTATCTGAAGAGAATTGACGAACTCTATAAAGAGATCGTTCTAGACCCTAAACTTGCTAAGTCTTTGATTGATAGGGTTATAACTAGACAAAATGCCCCTGGTAAATTCAGGGATTTCATCAGAGCCTATAATAGAGCATTGATGCCCGGATCTATCCCTATGACATATGATTTCTATCGTGCTACAATGGAGAATATGTTAAAGCCGGAGCTTATCCGGCGAAGTATTGCTGCCTCGGAGACAGATTAATATGGCCTCAACTTTTTCCTCTAATAAGAATTATGAGCTTCAGGCGACCGGGGAGCATATCAATACATGGGGACCTGTTCTCAACCAGAATTTCCAGACTATTGATGCCAATCTTGCCGGTGATTTTCCTGTCACAATTACTTCCGCTGACGTCACTTTAACGGCTTCTCAAGCGGCGAACCTTTCGTATATTGTTACGGGCGCGCTTACTGGAAATAGGTCCCTTATTTTTCCGCAGGTTGGTGGTTTCTACATCATCAATAACAGCACGTCTGGTGCCTATAGTTTAACCCTGAAAATGGCTACCGGGGCCACGGTAACGGCTATCCAGGGAGAGATTACCTTTATCTATTCCGATGGGACAGACATGATGGGTGTCTCCTCGACGGGGGGAACGGTTCTAACGGGATCGGGAGCACCGACTATAGCCGCTCCAGATGATACCATTTACTATGATATAACCAATATTCAGTTCTATGTCCGCGTGAGCAGTGCTTGGGTAGCAGCTACGCCTTCCTATAGCGCCAAGACAGCTAATACCATTTTAGCGGGGCCCGCTAGCGGCGCAGCGGCTACCCCTACCTACCGGGCGCTTGTGAGCGATGATATCCCTTTAGCCACTACCTCAGCTAAAGGCGGCGTGCTTCTAGGTTCTTCTACCCCAAATCCTCTTGGTACCGCTACAGTTGGTACGTCCACCGCCATGTCGAGGGAAGATCACGTCCATAAGGGTGCGGATCTTTCAACCACAACGGAGGTTACTGGGGTCTTGGCTGCTAGTCATTTCCCAGCGCTGACGGGGGACGTTACAACCTCATCCGGGTCAATTTCTACAACGTTAGCAAATACGGCCGTTACACCCGGATCTTACGGGTCCGCTACGCAAGTTGGTACTTTCACTGTGGATTCCAAAGGTCGTCTTACAGCAGCATCCAATACCTCTGTTCAGATTACCGAGTCCCAAGTAACAAACCTTGTAACTGACTTGAGCAATAAAGCGGCAAAAGGAGCCAACGCTGATATTACTTCCATGTCCGCGCTTACCTCTATAACTAGCGCGGTTAACGTAAGTAACACTTTAAAAGTTATGTCATCTCCAGTTGTGACGATCGGACCGTTTATTTCTACTGTTAT